TAGAGAAGCCGCGGTGGACGTGGGTGTCATGGACGCCTTTAACAGCGCCATTCAACAACAGGCGGACATGGTCAAAGCCGCTGGTGGGTGGGCCGCATCTTTATCCGCATCTGTACGCCCTGTGGTGACCTACTGGGTCTTGTTTATCTGGTCATTTATTCACGTCTGGTTTGCATGGAACGCGTGGCTTGCTGGCGCTCTTCCTATCGAAGTCTTTAAGACAATGATGACACCAGACTTCTCAGCTTTGCTGGCCGGGACAATTAACTTCTGGTTCCTCGACCGTACACTGGCCAAGCGTGGATTATGAACCTAGACCTTGCGGCGGCATTCTGCCGTCAGTTTGAAGGATACCGCGCTAAACCCTACCTGTGCCCCGCCAACGTGGCCACCATAGGGTATGGGTCCACCTACTACGCAGACGGGCGCAAGGTGACCCTAGAAGACGCCCCCATGGACGAGCCAACGGCTAGGGCGCTCTTGATGACCGAGTTGCACCACAACTACCTGCCCGGGGTGTTACGTAACTGCCCGATACTAGCGGCAGACGAGCGCAGATGTAACGCCATCGTGGACTTCTGCTACAACCTTGGCATTGGCCGACTCCAGACCTCCACACTCAAGCGCAAGATCAACGCGCAGGACTGGGAGGGTGCCAAGGAGCAGTTAATGCTTTGGACCAAGGGCGGCGGTAAGGTTTTGCCCGGTTTGGTTAAAAGACGAGTGGCCGAATGCGCTTTACTTTAAGGGCATAACGGCCCTTTTTTATGGGTAATTATCTATAGGAGCGCAAGACTATGGCACGAGAACACGACAAACCTATTCCCCGTAAAACCACCGGAAAAGACAAGACGTACAACCCGACCGATAAAGGTGCGGGCATGACGGCTAAAGGTCGTGCTGAGTACAACGCTAAGAACAACTCGAATTTAAAACCACCCGCGCCAAACCCTAAGACTAAGGCAGACGCGGGTCGTAAAGCAAGTTTTTGTGCAAGGATGGAGGGCGTGGTAGCAAAATCTAAAGGCCCTGCGGAAAGAGCTAAAGCTTCTTTGAAAAGTTGGAATTGCTAATATGAAACCCGGACTATACGCAAATATTCACCTAAAAAGAGAACGTATCGAAAAGCAAAAAGCCGAAGGGCGCCCTGCTGAAAAGATGAGAAAACCCGGCACCAAGGGTGCACCAACCGCGCAGGCTTTCAAAGATTCTGCTAAAACAAAAAGGAAATAAAATGGCTTACAAACCCCGCATCGACCACTCTAAAAAGAACTACGAGTCTGAAGGCGCAGACATGGCGCAAGACAAGAAGGTCGTCAAAAAAGCTTTTAAGATGCACGACGAGCAAGCCCACGGTGGCGAAAAGACAGACATGTCTAAGCTCAAAAAAGGTGGCCGCGCTAAGATGACCACAGGTTCTGTGCGTAACTTTAAAGCCGGTGGTTTGATTGGCGTGAAGAGCGACGACAAACAACCTAACGCTAAAGGCCCTAAGAAAGTTGCTGAGAAGTACAACAAAGGCGGTATGTGCTAAATGCCCATCAAGTCTAAGTCCCAAGAACGTTTGATGCAGGGGGTGGCTCACTCCCCTGAGTTTGCCAAAAAGGTAGGCATCAAACAGTCTGTGGGAAAAGACTTTGTGAAAGCAGGCCCCGCTCAGAAAAAACTTCCAGAGCGCATTAAGAAAAAATAATGGCAAGTAACTACGACAACACCTCTAACACAACTGGTCAAACCACCATATCGGTTGACCAGTTGATTTCGTTTGCCTACAAAGAAGCGGGCAAGCTGTCAGAGGAGTTGACACCGGAGTACATCAACGCGGCCCGTCAGGCGCTGTGGTACATCCTGATCAACCTGTCAAACCGAGGTGTTAACCTGTGGTTGCTTGAGTATATTGTGATGGGTAGCGAGGCCCAACAGCGCGCGTACACACTGCCTGTGGGCACTGTGGACATTCGTGAGGCCAACTACCGCACGCTGACTACCCCCTCTGCCACGTCAGACACAACGCAGGTGTTCAACACAAGCACGTTGGACCTGTCGTATAGCATTGCGGCGGGTGCGTCTGCGTCGGCGTTTTTCAGTGGTAGCCCACGTTTTTTGAGCGCAGGTTTTTATTGCGAAACACCAAACAAAACATTGACTGTTGAGTACAGCTACGACAACATCACATGGGCCACGATTGGCACAGTTAGCAACAGCGCGGTTAACAACTGGGGCTACCTGCAGATTGACGGCTCTCCTGCGGCGGGCTTCTGGCGTTTTCGTAACACAAGCGCGTCGGCAATTGTTGTACGGGCCCTGTCGTTGGCTTCTGTTCAGCAAGACATCCCCATGGCGCGGATGAACCGCAACGATTACTTCAGCCTGCCTAACAAAGATTTTCTAGGTGTGCGCGCGTTGCAGTTTTGGATGGACCGTCAGGTCACGCCTGAGATCAACGTGTGGCCAGTGCCACAAAGCGCGTTCCAAGTGTTCCAGTTTATTATTGAGTTGCAACCACAAGATGTTGGTCGTTTGACTAACGAGATTGCTATTCCAGACCGTTGGGTGCCTGCCATCCAAGGCCAGTTGTCACACCGTTTGGCCAAGTTGTTGCCCGGTATTGACCCTGCACGAATTAACATGCTGAAACAAGATGCCGCAGAGGCAACGCTGTCGGCCGAAGAAGAGGACCGCGATAAGTCTCCTATTTTCTTCCGTCCTAATGTTTCCTACTACACCCGATAAGAAGAAATAACTATGGCACAAGCGGGATTCACACCAATTCAACTGTACTTCAGTTCCACCGCGGCGGCGATACCTACCTCTGGTAACTTGATTGCCGGCGAGTTGGCACTCAACACCAACGACGGCAAACTGTATTACAAGAGTAGCGCGGGAGTAGTTCGCACGCTTGCTGACTCTTCAACAGCGACAGGTAACTTGCCCGGCGGCACTGCGGGTGCAATTGTTTACCAAAGCGCGCCAAACACAACCACGTACCTGACCCTTGGTAGCGCAGGTGCAATTGTTTATTCAAACGGCACAGCGCCTGCTTACACCGCGTTAGGTTCTACAGGGTCTCTTCTGTACTCAAACGGCACAGCGCCTGTGTACGCGTCAATTGGTGCGGCCGGTTCTATTGTTTACTCAACTGGCACAGCGCCTACGTCACTTCCAATTGGCGCGTTAGACACGGTTCTAACGTCTACAGGATCAGCGCCTCAGTTTGTAAGCCAAGCCAGTTTGTCAGTGGGCACCGCGGCAGTGGCAGGTTTTGCTACAACAGCGGGCGCGGCGTCTACAGCCACCACTGCGGGTACAGCAACAAACGTTGCTGGTGGTGGCGCAAACCAACTTGTTTACCAATCTGGCGCAAACACAACAGCGTTTGCAACCGCCCCCACAGGCGCAGATATTGGTAAAGTTCTTGGTTGGTCTGGCGCAGTATTTGATTGGGTTTCTGCCCCTGCCGCAACGTCTACAGCAAACATTGCTGGTGGTGCTCAGTATCAGATTCCTTTCCAAAGCGGTGTTGGTGCAACAACGTTCAGTTCAAACCTGACGTTCAATTCAAGCACAAACACAGTCGGAACGACAAACGTTACTGCAACTGGTGCAGTGGCCGGGAATACGGTTGCGTCAACAACAACGGTAGCGGCAGGCACAGCAGTTACTGCGGGTACGTCGGTCACAGCAACAACGTCTGTTACTGGTGCAACTGTTATTGCCAACAAAGCAATTGCACCAACAGCAACAACCGGTGCATACAGCTACGGAACGCTTTCATACACCGACACAAACATTTTTGAGTCAAGCCAAACTTCTGTTGACAGTTATGCACAGAAGATTTTGCAGAACACCAACAGCGGTTCTTCTGCATCAGCAGACTACGTTGTTTCTAACAACCTAGGCACAGCAACCACATATTTTGGTAACTTTGGTATGAACAGTTCCACATTCAGTGGAATTGGTCCTTTCCAGTTACCTAACGCGGTGTATTTGTACTCTACTGATTCTGATTTAGTTATTGGCACAAAGACAGCGCACGAGTTGCGTCTTGTAACAAACGATAACTCAGCAGACTCAATGACAATCAGCCCTAACGGCGCGGTAGCTTTCAACGGTAGCTACGGTGTCACAGGAAAAGTTTTAGGCTCCAACGGCACGTTGGGTCCCCCCACATGGGTAGACGCAGGCGGCGCTCCCAGTTTCTTACTTATCAACGCAGGAGTCAGTTAAATGGCAACGAACGCACAATATACAAAAAACGCACGTCAGTCGTCTGTCGTGATTAGCACGGCAAACACAAACCGTGACGGCACAGGAACAATGGCAATTTTGTGGACTGCGCCTGCTTTTGTAGACGCAACAAACCCCGGTGGTTCACGCATCGAGCGCATTGTCATTCAAGCTACGGGTGTAACCACAGCAGGCATGATTCGTATATATGTAAGCGATGACGCAACAGGTAACACTGCGGCGAACACGTTCTTGTACGAAGAAGTACCTGTAACAGCGGCAACCCCGTCTGGCACAGTGCAGGCTTATGCAACAGCGCTTCAGGCTGTAACGTTTCAGACACTGTTCCCAATAATGATTGGCCCCGGTAACACCCTGCGTGTATCGACCAACAATGCCGAATCTTTTGAAGTAATTGCAATGGGCGGAGACTACTAAAATGGCAAATGGATCTTTTGGATTAAGCGGTGTACCTACCGCACCAACGACGCTTTTGGCGGCTTCTACAGCTACAACGCCGCTGACAGCGGCTACAGTGCCAATTACTACATCAACTGGTTTTCAAGCCAACGACTTGGTGTACTTCAAGAACGGTAACTTTGGCACCGTTCCTGATGGCTCAACAACAACCGCAACATTCCCTGTAAATACACCAGTGTCTACATATTTACAAACACAAAACAACTGGCAAACAGGATTAACAAAAGTTATCACTGGAAGAAACTCTGGTATTAACACATATTTAACATCTGTAGGCGCTGTTGGGTATGGGATGGTACAAGGCCGTTTTAATTCAGTTGCTACGCTGACCAACGGAAACCTGATTGTTGTTTACGTCTCAAAGAACAGTTCAAACACAGGCGCTATATTTGCAAGTATCTTTACCGAAGAAGGTGTTTTGGTAACAGGCCCGACATACATAGCTGACGCAGGAAACAATCAAAATAACGCAGGGGTTATTGCATTACCTAACGGAAACGCTGTGATATGGTTTGGCGACGCGGTGACAACTTCAAGGTGGAGATTTACAACTGTTTCTAACACATTAACTACGGTTTTAGCTGTAACAACAATAGAAACTGCAACCACTGGCGCAGTTAATACAGGATCAGATTTGTATTGTGAAGCGGCGGCGCGTTCCGATAGTTCAGTTGTGTTTTATTGGACAACGCAGACAAACACCAACACATATTACAGAATTTTAAACTCTACTACAGGCGCGGCAGTAATTTCAACAGTAGCCCTTGCGGCAGTTAGCAACAAATATTATAACTTAGCAATTTCTGTCAGGCCAGACGATACCGTCGTTCTTTTTAGAACCTCTTCGGGCGGCGCTAACGATATTGCATGGGTTCATTACGATGGCACAACATCACTA